ACGGCGGCCACCTTGTAGGAGATCTGGCAGAGATTGCCGAGACGAACCGTCGGCGTGGTGACGGTCGTGGTGGGATCATCGCCTTCGAGCTGGGCGTTGGAGGAGGAAGCGGCGGCAAGCGCCTGGGTCTGCCATTCGTGATTGACGGCGGTGGCCTTCTCCTTCTCGGCGCCGCTCATGAACGGCGTATCGACGGGATCGATGCGATAAATCATATCGCTCAAGTCTTCGCGGTTGCCCACCGCGGAGTAAGTAACGAAGGTTGAGATCGGAAGAGACATGGATGTTCCTTGCGTGATGTCCCGCTGTCTGCGTCATGCGCCAGCCCTCAGGCTGCGCCGTCGTGAGCGCAAACAAGGCGTGGGCCTGGTTGGTTTGGAGGTGTTGAAAGATCTCGGACTGCACGATGGCGCGGAAGCATCGCTTCCGGTTCGGCCTGCCGATATCCTGGCCGGGCGCCTGCGCAGTTGCGCAGGGTCGGCCGTGGCTAGTCGGTGGTTGGATTTTGCCGCGGTCGTCTGGATCAGAACGCCAAATGGTGATCGGCGCGGTGAAGAGCGGCCGCTATGGGATTCAAAAAGCCCGCTACCAGTCTTCTTGGTGCGGGCCCTTAATTCTTTCGATGATGAATATATGCCGGTGATTTGCCCGACGCGTCAACTGTTTTTAGCGACCGATAAGATGCCGGTTGGCAAGCGCCGATCCAATTTCAACGCCGATCCTGAACGAACCACGGTTGCGTCGGGTCGTCGCGATAGAATCCGCGCAGTTAGTCATCGAACGGCGACGGGGCGAATTGATCCGGATTGTGCGGGGCGATGCCAGCCAGCGCGGCGATCCGGCTTGCGACGCCGCCCGTGAAATTTGCTCAGTCGAATGCGCGCCCGATGCCCCGTTCCGCGCAATTCGTCTCGAGCGGGTTGCCGCGCACCGGCAGTCAGTATCGCACTACGCGCGAGCTGAGATATCTGACCGGGCTGCTCGTCTGAGGCGGCCAGGCAGGCGGCGCCGGCTCATCAGGATTGACGCCTGCGAGTGATGCGGAGAAAGGCGAGATGCCGTCGCCGGCGATCTGACGGGCCGCGGGTTGCGGCGGCGGATTGTAGCCGTAGTCATTGAATTGCGTTGGCGGCTTGCTTGCCGCTAGGCCGTCCAGGTAGCCTTGAGAGATATTTGCGTCATTTTGCTTGGAAAGCCCGTGCGCGCCGCCTGTATCGATGGAGGTGGCCTGCTCACCTCGGAGTCTGCGCAGCGGCTGATTGACGTAAGCGTTAAGCCGGTTCGCGAGGCCTCCGCCGATTTGGGACCAGGCCAAAGGCAGTCCTGCCAGCGCAGTTACATACCCCAGGTGATTTGATGCGCTCCCAACAAAGGCCGGTACGACGGAGCCGTTCGGAATTCCCCATTGGGAATGACGCTGCAGATCTTGCGGACCGCCTTGGCGAAATGCCATGATCATCTGCTCCCGCGCCTCATGCGGTCCTACCGTACCGGTTTCGTCTTCTGGATCGACTTGGTTGAGCGTATTGGAGATTCCGCTTGCGAAATCCCTAGCCTGCTGATCCGCATAGTTTGCCGGTACGATTAGATAGTTGTTTGGATTGGCTATCTTTCCATCCGTCTTGTTGCTTCCTTGGCCGTCAGAGTAGAGATAGGCGTTCTGCGAACCACCCGGCATGGGGTCCGATGTGTATGAGCCATTGCGCCTAAGGAATTTCGCTGGAACGTAGCCCGTAAGCTTGCCTTGGTTCTCAGAACCAACATAAAAAATTTGATCAGCCATGTTTGCTCACTCTAAGAAGGCGACGCGACATCAGTATCGCTCGTCGTCGCCGTCAAATTCATCAAGATTGATCGTGATGTCGTAGAAATTTCCAAAAAGGCGTTTTGCGCGGTTGTCCTTTTCGAGGAGCACCGCGTGCGGAGAAAAATGCGACATCGCTATTTTCCATTCAGGTGTCCTCTGCGAGGCGGGCAACACAAATTCCCCGGTCGTATCATAGAAAACCTGGACGACAGTGTCTCCTCCCGCATCAAAGCTCTCGCACCTGCCGAGCTTTTGCTCCACGCCATTCTCGACAAACGGAATCAATTTGCATCGGGTCAGGTAATCCTCAACAGACGCGGCGTGCACGCGGAATGCACGGACATAAAGCCATCGGAACGACAGTTCGGACTTATAGTAAGGAAGCAGAACGACGCCAAAAATCGCGCAAAGAATAGCAAGTTCCTTCCATCCGCGTCGAAGCAAGGCGCGCAGAAACAGGAAGAATAGGGCCACCAAACATGCAAGGTAAGCCCAAGCGAGCCGGTCAGAGAGGATCGGAAAGGAAAACGAAAGAAGTGGTGCGGCAATCCAGACTATCAGGACTGCAACGAGAAGAACGTACTTCAACGCTGCACTTGATGGTTTCGATCAGGGGGAAGTCGATTGCGCATCACACAGGTTTTGAACATTAATGCCCACCACTTCATTTCATTGCCTACCTGACCCGGCGCCCTCTTAACCCACTCTCCTAGAACAAATAGAGAACATTGTCAACGCGGCTCCCTCAAGTTGTATCGCATCCTTGCTCACAAAATCCCGAACTTCCGCTTCCGCTCGGCCAGCTGCGCCAGCTCCTTCAATTCTGCCTGCGCTAGCTTGCCGTTGGCGACGGCTGCTGCAAGGTGATCGCGCACTTTGCCCACGATGTTGATGGCGAGAAACAGCTTTTCGCGTGCCGCTATGTCGTCGATCGCAGTGGTGCGCCACGCGGAGACATAGCTGTCTTCCAGCGCATTGAAAGCTTCTGAAAGCAGCTCATTGTCCAACAGCTCCTGCGCGCGCGCCGCCCTCGCCGCAGCCTGGTCTAGCCTTGCTTCATCAGACATCGAACCGCTCCCCTTCGTTACTCCGGTGAATCTTCGCCTGATGGCTCGCCGCGCTCGCTGCAATGCCAAGCGCCGCCTCGGCGACGTCCATCTGATGTTGTTCCTTCGCATGCTGCATCTTCTGCGCCTCGGTCAACGCTTTTAGATGCGTTTCCAGCGGCGCGATTCTTGCATCCAGTCCCGCCCTGAGCTTTGCAAGCTCGATCTCGGCCTGGATCTTGATCTGCTGATGGATGGTGTCGTTCTGCGCCTGCTGCTGGTCGAGCTGAGCCTTGTGTGCAGCGGACACCTGATCGACCTGCGCTCTCGCCTGCGCTGCCAGCAGCTTCGGATCAGGCGGTGGCTGAGGCGGTGCCGGCGGCGGATGCAACAGCTGGCCGGTCTGCGGATTGATCGCGGTCGGATCGTTGAAGAACGGATCTGGATTCTTGTGGCCCATGATCCGCGTCAGCTCGGCTGCCCGCGGTCTTGGTGCGCACCACGCCGCCCGGACGCGACACCAGCAGGTCGTCGAGCATGTTGGGGCCGGCATTGCTTTCGGCAACTTCGACGCGCGGATCGTTGTGCAGACAGAGATTGTCGAGCGCGCCGCGCTTGAGTCAGCGAGCCGCAGACCCGCGAACCGCCGCACTCTGCTGCGGCTACAACGCGTCAGGTTCTTCGGTCAGAGAATCGATAAATTCTCTCAAAGTTGGGGCGAGAAACAAGACGTATCGATCATCGTCTCCATAATATTCGTGTTGATTGAACATGATATTCCCGAAAGACTCTGGCTTGACACTATACATAAAGTGATCACCGCTCCCATCGCTCGCGAACGGTATACATCCCCGAGGAAATTCGGGCGTCTGAACCACCAATATTGTATAAGCTCCTTCGAAGCTTGATCCCCTATCGTCTGTGTTCATGGGTAGGAATTTTCTGACCTCATATGCCTCCCCATCCTTGACGAAAAATCGAGGACGAGGTCTTCCACCGTTGTGCATGAGGTAGTGTTCCTTGAGATCCTGCGGCAAGCGAACACCCAAGCGGCGCTCTACGCGCATGATATCCAGCTCAGAAAGCGGGGAAGCGGTGTCTTCAAAAACAACCATCACCTGTCTCCTTGTCAACGTCTGCACGGTTTACCGTGGAACTTCTCGTACTGTGAAACCGAACCAGCATGAGGGTAAGTGGCCCGATGCGGGTCTTCCCTTACAAGCTCGAGAGGGCACGTTTCAGTTTGTGGATTGAAGTCGTCGACGTGGTGCCACATATATCCACTTGGCTTTTGAGTGAATCCACCCCGCTTGTTCGCGAGCTTGCCGTCAGCCCTTCGGATGCCAGTGAGCTCTATTTCCAAAATGCTCTGCTGCCACAACGAAGATCACGACGCCTTCGGCCACATCATATGACTACCCGGCAAGGCGCGCTCAGATCACTGATGATGGAACGCGCTTCCTGCTTTCTCGATTGCGTCGCAACCCTACTGGATGGTCGGAATACTTGAACAAAACGGGAACAACGTCAACTCTTTTTCAATGCCTTTCAACGCTTCACAAAATCCCGAACCGCTTCCTCCGCTCTGCGGTTTGCGCGAGCTCTTTCAATTCTGTCTGCGCCAGCTTCCCGTTGGCGACGGCTGCTGCAAGATGATCGCGCACCTTGCCCACGATGTTGATGGCGAGGAGTAGCTTTTCCCGCCCCGGCCCGCCACGTCGTCGATCGTCGTGGAGCGCCACGGACGCACTGAACGCTTCCGAGATCAGCTCATTGTCCAACAGCTCCTACGCGCGCGACCAGTTGCTTCTGCGCGTTGGCGATTGCCATGGTCTGCGCGAATTGCTGGGCCTTGCCGCCGCCGCCGAGGCCGACATTGATGGTCATGTCGTCGCGGGTCTTCCAGTTGCGCGGATCGATGTTGATCCAGGCGTTGCGCAGCCGCACGGTCTGCTGCTGGCCATGCTTGCGGATCGTGCCGTGCAACAGCGCGAAGATATCGCGCACCCCTTCGGCGATGATCCGCACGACCAGCTTGATCCGCGTTTGCGACGCGGAAAACACCTGCGCCACCGCGGTCGCCGAACTGATTTTGCAACGCATCGGCGTCGACGCCTTTGCGTCTGCTTGGCAAGCCCGGTGCGGGTTTCGAACTCGGCATCGTTGTGCAGATAGATATTGTCGAGCGCGCCGCGCTTGGGCTAGCGAGCTGCAGACCTGCGAACCGCCGCACTCTGCTGCGGCTACAACACGTCAGGTTCTTCGGTGAGAGAATTGATAAATTCTCTCAAGGTTGGAGCGAGAAACAGGACAAATCGGTCTTCGTCTCCATAATATTCTTCTTGGTTGAACATTATATTCCCGAAAGACTCTGGCTTCAGACTATACATAAAGAGATCACCTGACGAGTCGCTCGCGAACGGTATATATCCCCGAGGAAACTCGGGTGTCTGATCCACCATCATTACATAGGTCTTTTCGAAGGTTAATCCCTCATCGTCTGTGTTCATGGGTAGGAATTTGTCGACATCATATGCCTCCCCATCCTTGACGAAAAATCGAGGACGAGGTCTTCCACCGTTGTGCAGGAGGTAGTGTTCCTTGAGATCCTGCGGCAAGTGAACACCCAAGCGGCGCTCCACGCGCTTGATATCCAACTCAGAAAGCGGCGAAGCAGTCTTTTCAAAAACAACCATCACTCGTCTCCCAATCAACGCTTGTACCTTATGCCATGGAACTTCTCGTACTGTGAAACCGAACCCGCATGAGGGTAAGTGGCCTTATGCGCACCCTCCCTTACAAGCTCTAGAGAGCTCGTTCCATTTTTTGGATTGAAGTCGTCGACGTGGTGCCACCTATATCCACTTGGCGTTTGAGTGAATCCACCCCGCTTGTTCGCGAGCTTGTCGTCAGCCCTTCGGCCGCCAGTGAGCGGTATTTCCACAATGCTCCGCTGCCCCTGTCCAGCAGAATATAGATGGTCGGTTCCGGCAAAGGTAGGCCCACCATTCGGCGTAGTGCCAATACCGGAGAATCCCTTTTCGGCCGCCCGGGACGCCGGAGAGCGCCGAACCGCATCTGTCAGCGCCCGAAGCCCTGCGCCTGCTTCTTCGGCGACGCCGCGCGCAACGCCCTTCCCCGGCGGTATCATTCCGGCTGCAGCTAGGAGGGCTCCCGGAAGGTCACCGCGGTGATTCGCATCGATGAGGTCAAGCGTTGACCCAACAACTCCAAGCGGGCTCAAGCCGAGCAGGTTACCGATACGCTTCGCCAAATCATTCGCGGTGTAAGGCGGCATACCGAGAGCGGTCAGCCCATCGGCAGCCAGATTCCCGATCCATTGCGTGGGCGTGAAGGTCGCCGGCTTCAGCTCGCCGAACGGCTTGAAAGGCGCGTTGTTGGGAAGGAGTGTCGATGCGGTCGATAGAGCTGGTTCTGATGCCTGCGTATTATTCGCTGGCGCACCGACATTGGGTTGACCAACCGTCGTCGCTGGCGATTGAGGCTGCGCCAGCGGGGTCTGTGCTTGTTGACTCTGCGCCTGTTGCGTTACGCCATCAGCGCTGAACGGATCGTGGTCAACAGGAACGAGCGAGACATCTTCAAAGTCCGGTTGATGGTCGACCGGCACCAGAGAGACGTCAGACATGATGGACCACCAGCAGATATTTGCCGGGCCGTTTGGGGTCCGGTACGTAATGGTGGCCGTCTCTCGCCTTTCGCGCCCCCGGCGGATACGAACGTTGCGCTTTCCCTGCTTCGATCGCGGCCTTCAAATGCGTCTCCAACAGCGCCATCTTGGCGTCGAGGGCAGCCTTGATCTTGGCGAGCTCGATCTCTCCCTGCGTCTTGACCTGAAGATGGATGGCGGCGTTCTGCGCCTGTTGCTGATCGAGCTGAGCCTTGCGGAGAGCTGCGGCCTGGTCGAGCTGCGCCCTCGCCTGTACAGCCAATAGTTTCGGGTCGGGTGGCGGCTGAGGCGGCGCGGCGGGCGGATTCAAGAGTTGCCCGGTCTGCGAATTGATCGCAGTCGGATCCTTGAAGAACGGATCAGCGTTCTTGTGGCCCATGATCCGCGTCAGCTCGACCGCGGTGTTATAGAGCTCGCGGTCGCCGACCATGTTGGTCTTGCCAGCCATAGCCAGCTGCTTCTGGACATTGGCGATCGCCGTCATCTGCGCGAATTGCTGCGCCTTGCTGCCGGAGCCGAGCGCTACGTTGATGGTCATGTCGTCGCGGGTTTTCCAGCCGCGCGGATCGATGTTGATCCAGGCATTGCGCAGCCGCACCGTCTGCAATTGCTGACCGTGCTTTCTGATCGTGGCGTGCAGCAGCGAGAAGATGTCGCGCACGCCCTCGGCCATGATGCGCGCGATCAGTTTGATGCGCATCTGCGAGGCGGAAAACACTTGTGCGACCGCGGTCGCCGACTGGTTCTGCAACGCGTCGGCATCGATACCCTGCGTCTGCTTGGCAAGCCCGGTGCGGGTTTCGAGCTCGGCATCGAGATATTGCAGCATCGGATAGATCGACGTGGTGATATCGGGCACCACCTGCCAGTTCAGCCCGCCGGCGGTCTTGGTGCGCACCACGCCGCCCGGGCGCGATACCAGGAGATCGTCGAGCGTGTTCGGCCCGGCATTGCTCTCGGCGACCTCGACGCGCGGATTGTTGTGCAGATAGAGATTGTCGAGCGCCCCGCGCTTCAGCGCCGTCTTCTCCCGTTGCAGCGGCATCACGAGGTCGGCGATCGAGCGGCCGAAGAAGCGATGCGTCACCGGCACCGGCGTGGTCGCGGCGAACGGGATGTCATCGAACGGCGTGATGCATTCCTTGCCGTCCTTGCGCAGGATCTCGCTTTGCTCGCCGCCGGTGATGACTTGGTAGAGGCACGGCCGGCCATTGCCCTCATAATCCATCCGCACATAGTGCTCGGTGATGCGCACCAACCGTGCCGCCGAGTTCAGCCCGCCCAAATTGAACGCGAAATGCTCCTCGACGGTATCGCGGGCAAGCGTCTCGATTTCGGTATTGCCGGTATAGTCGTCGAGCGACTTGATTTGCTCCTCGTCAAAGCCTTCGGCCACGAGCTGCGCCTCGGTCTTGGTCACGACCTCGTGGAAGCAATAGTTGCAGTCGCAGATCGAGCGCGCGCCGCGCTCGATGCCGAACTCTTCCGGCGGCACGCCCATCACCCTCGCCTGCGCGAACCTTCGCGTGGTGACGATGGTGACGTCATGGGTGAGCGGGGGCAAAGCCGGGACCGGCGGCGGCACGGAAAGCAAGGGGACAGCCATGTTCATGAGCTCATTGGAATGTTGGAGTTGGAAAAATTGCGCGTGGGAAGGTCGGCCGGCGGGAAGCCGCCCCAAGTTGAATTTGTTGCGCAGGTAATCCTGGATGAGGTCGAGCAGCCCGCCCGGCTCCCGCGAGGAGGGCGCTACTTGCGTTGGCGGCTGCGGCGGAGACGCCGGTCTCGGTGCATTGGCACCGTTGCCGCGACTTGTTGAAATGAGATAACGATGGCGTCGCCGAGGGAAGACGAGCGCGACCTAAGCCGGAGCACCGGGCCCCTAATGACCTACCTTGCGACCGGCTTCATTATGATTTGGATCGTCGGTATACTTTTTCTTGCCGGGCGGGCCTTGCCCGTCTGATCTACAACAATCTTGCCCCGGGCAAGAATCCTTGGACGTTTGCCGATTATTTCAGCGTCAACATTTCAAGCTTTCGCGACAGAATTGAGCGCATTTTCTCGCCTGGGTCCTGGCCGGCTTTGCGCCCATCGTATGCTAATTTTCATATATTCAGTCATCATGACGCGAACTTGCGCAAACTCAGTTCGTCGCCTCGGATTTTTCCGGCACATCACCCGCCTCGTGCACCGTGTGCGCCACGATCTTCATCGCGCCGCCGGATTCCATCACGGCCTGCGCCAGTAGCGTGAACTGATCTTCGGTCAGGTCGTAGTAGGTCTCGCGGCTTTCCTCTTCGCGCTCTTCCCACCACACTTTGACGATGCCGACTTTGGAGAGCAGCGCGTCCTTGATGAAGGAATAAAGGATCATGAAGCCGGGGTTCTGCTGCATGAAGACGTGATTGACGTAATCGGTCTCCTGCTGCGCGGCGGCTTCATCCTCGGGGCCGACCGGATCGAAGCGGACGACTTCGTCGGAACCGGCAAAGATATCCATCAAATGCGGCATCAATCCCTCGACGGTGTCGGCGACATCGGTCGAGACCGCGCGCGAGCGGCCGTCTTGCGCCGGCATGTCCTTGCGCATGTCGCCGAGGTAATAGTCCATCGCGTCGGCGCGCTCTTCGGCAAGCCGCGCGGCGGAAATCGCCGCCAGGGCATTGGCCTTCTCGGAGGCCAGCATGGCTTTCAGATCGAGTACGGACATTTTTGACATTTTGAAAGTCTCTAGCTTGAGAGAGGTCATCCGGAAAGGGGTCACGCGGCGATAGCGCGGTCTGAACGCATCACTGCCGCATCAATGGCTTGATCCAGCCGTCGAACCAATCTTCGCCGTCATCACCGGACACCCCTGAATTATCTGGAAAACCAAAGATTGGCGGCGAAACGGGATAGTTCGGCATCGGCTCGCCGGTGAAAAGTCCAAGCGGTGGTGATGCTTGCGGCACCGACGTTGGTTGGTTGGAGTTGCGCGCAGCATTACCCGCCGCAGAAGACATCCAATCTCCGAAACGATCATTGAATGAATCGTGACGATCGGAGATTGCCGATGTGGTGGGATTGGGGGCAGATGCCGGCGATGGGTTGGCAGCTCGCCGACTAAGATGTCGCACCGGTCTGTCGTTGATGACCCCCCGCGCCTCGTGCGCCAGCGGATCAGTGGCGGTCGGGCCCGAGGGCGGCTCGACTTGTGATGCGGCTTCCGCCGGAAGCACCAGGCTATTCCCGGCAAACTGGCCAGCGCCGTTGAAAAGACGCGTCAAGCGCTGCGCGAGCGCATTGAAGTCGTCAGAGAACCGAGGATCAAAGCTGGACGCCGTTGCGTTAGATGCTGCGGGCGAGGACGCCGGAGCAGCCGTGGAAACGCGCGGAAAATTTCCATGGAAATCGCCCATGGGCGAATGCGCCGCATTCTGTTGAAACGCGGGCATGGTCGAAGCTGCCCGTTGCACGGATCCCGGCGCAGACCCATCGGGCGCCGCCGATCTCCCGCCTTTCCGCGGCTCACGCACGACCGGAGAAGAGGCTCCACCGGGACCCGTCGGGGAAGGGCCTCGGTTGCCAAAACCGAAGGCGCCAGTTGGAACGTTGTTCCAGTTGAAATTGTCGGTTGGGGTGTAGTTGCCCGTGACCGCTGGGGAAGAATACCAGGGCAGCGAAGCGGTCTGGTTCAGCGCAGCCATTGCGTTGGCCGTCGAGGGAGTTGTGCCCGAACGGCCGAGTTGTGTGAAATTGTAGAAACCATCCAAGTCAGCTGGGGAAATGCCCGCTGTGTTGTTAGGGCTAGTGACTCCGCGAGAGACACCGCTGCCTAGATATCCGGACGGGTCGTTACCGGGATTGCCAGTTTCAGCATAAAAGCGATTTATATCAGCTGGCGAAACCCCGGCACGGCTGAAAAAGTTGCTGCCCGAGAGAAGCTGGTCGGCCGGGATTGCTTCCGCGAGGTGCGGAACCGGCTGATGCGTCACGCCATCCCGTATTGGGACGTAAGTTAGCGCATTGTAGGGAGCCTTATCGGCCTGGGCCCAGCCCTTGAACTCGTTGGGATTCTTGAAGACCTCTTTTTGTCCAGTGCGGAATCCCAATCCGCCGGGGCTTGGTACTTCATAAATGTGAGCTCCCTTCAATGCCTCTTCTGTCGCAATCTGGAAATGGAAGTGTGGACCGGTAGACAGTTCCCCTTCGTTCGGGTGAGGCGTACCTACCGCTCCGATCGGCTGCCCAATGGAAACCTTTGCGCCAACCGGCAATGCGCCCGCCGGATCGACGTGGCCATAGACCGAATAATAATTTTGTCCGTCCGGCCAGGTCGACCTCACCATCACGGCATAATGGAAACCGTGGCTCGGTCCGGAATATACGACCTCGCCGCTCGATGCCGCCGGAATCTGCGTCCCTGCCGGCGCCGCATAGTCAAACCCGACATGAAAGTCTCTATCGCGCTGGCCGTATTGTCCCTGATCGGGCACATGAAAAGTGTCGCCCGGATTGTAGGAGGGTCCACCGGCAGCCGGCGTTCGCTTGATGACATTTGTTGACATCGCATGCTCGTGGCTGTTCTCGAACCATTATCTCTCGATACGCAATACAACTACGCGGCTGGCCCTACGCGTGTCGTTCGGCTTCGGCAGCCCGGTCCATGGATCCACAGCCCCGGTCGGCCTTTCGAAATACTGGGTTCCGAGAATGAAACGCCGATCCCGTGACACCTTAAGCCACGCCGCCAGATCCTTGATGTTGCGTAGGTCGATTCGTTCCTGAAAACTATCTCGCAAGATGGAGACCGTTTCCAACTGATCCACGCCACGCACTTCGCGAACGAGAGATACGGTACAGAAATCATCCGATTGATCTACAGCGCCAACGTCATCAAATCTGGTTCGCGGCCCATTCGGTTGCAACCGCCGATCATTGATCCACTCGAGGTCACGGCGCTGCAATTCATCTTTCCAATACAAAACAAAATAGGTCTTGCCGCATTCGAATATCCCCTGGACGCCTAGCGTTGGCTGCAGTTTGAGGATACCTAGATCTGAAAGATCGCTGCTACGAAGCATCCGGAAGCCATTTTTTTTATCGGCTTGTACAAAGAAGATATCCTTGGTCCAGAACACTTGCCCGCCGCCTGTTTGTACAATGCGTTTGTCGCGCAGCACGTCTTTACCGGAAATGATCGATGGTGCCGACGGCAGCGCGAATGTGTTGCCGTCGGCGGACATCATGGAATAAGGGTCTGCATTGTGGGGCGCCGCCATCTCGTATTCGGAAAGCCCGTTCTCCTGGCCGTAGATCCACAACCTAGTGCCGGGATGATTGGTGAAATACAAATCCTTGCCGTCAGCGGAGCAAGAGACACCTGCTATTCCTCCCATTTCCCAGGGCGCGCTGGTCTGCCAAAGAAGCTTTCCTGACGCGTCATATCGAAAGACAGTGTAGCCCTTGCTGAATGCAAAAGCTGGTTCAGTATCGTAACACCAGAACGCGGGCGACGAATCGTCCGCATCAACCTCTTGAATGATGCTCGCCGCAGGGAAATGCTTTTCCGGCGATCCGGCGGCGGCCCGAATACACGCGAAGAGCAACTGTGACGCGATCAACGTCGCGATGCAAATGCACGCCCACGATCTCAAGCGCAGGCCATACAACGGTTTGCAACAGAGCCGAATGCTGTCGACGGTCATCGTTGATGCTTCTAGTTATGATTGCTCGATGAAGAATGTTGCGGCAGTGGCGTGACATCGGCGCGATACGACCCGTTTCCGCCATCGCACGACGGCGCTGAAGTTTTGGGGTTCAGCCATGTTATTTCCCTGATTGATCGCCTTGGATCGCAATCGCCGTGGGGTTGCAAATTGACGACTAGAACAAAACACGAACTACGTCAACTCGCTTGAATGCCGCGGCGGTTTTCCGACGCGCTCTTCGGCGAAGCGGATGGCTCATCACACCCACCCACTCTCCGCATACTTGATCGGCCGATTGAATCCCCCCGCCCGCCCCGGCGCCTCATAGCAGATCGCCATCAGCCCGAGCGCATCGGCGGCGTGGCTCGACCAGTCGTGCTCGGGCCCAAGACCTACATTGCGCACGTCGTCCTTGCGCTCGTGATAAAAGCCGAGCGCGTCGCGGCCGGCTTCGGTGGTCGCCTCGTTGAACCAGAGCTGCGGCCCCAGCCTTCGCAAGGTCTCGATCCGCATCATCGCAGCACCCCGGCCCTGGTTCTTCACCGGCGGCTCTACCGTGAAGCCGGCGTCGCGCAGGTGATCCTCGTAGCGCTTGCCGGTGACGTTGTTCGCGGCGACGCCGTCGTGCGGCAGATGGAGGATCGCATCCTTGTAACCCCGCGCGCGCAACCAGTTGACGTGGAACGCCAGCACCTGGCCAACGGACTCATAGTAGTCCAGCACGCGAACCTCGG